AGAAGGTGTTTAACCTGTTCCCTCGCCCTGACATTCAGCGTATGGCTAATTGTTTTTCCTTTTACGAGTTGAACATCCATGCTCCGTTCTACGCCAAGATCAACGAGGCTTTGAACCTAGCCAACGACGAGTTCTACACGGACTACCTGAAAGACCCGGTGTTGAAGGAACGGATCGAGCAGCTAGAAGAGGCGGCTGGGATGACCAACCCAGCGTTGTTCCTTGTGGTTCTCGGTATCACCGAGGGTGTAATCCTGTACTCGTCGTTCGCATTCCTTAAGCACTTTCAAGCCAAGGGCAAGAACAAGCTGTTGAACATCGTACGAGGGATTAACTTCTCGGCACGAGACGAGGCACTCCACTCCGAAGCATCGGCTTGGTTGTTTCGAACTTTGTGTAAGGAAGAGGGTATTAGCCCGGTCGATCTTACCCGTCTAGCACATCCGTTGGTGGAGGCTGCTGTTGAGCACGAGAAGAGGATTGCCGCTAAGATTTTCGAGAAGGGAGAGATCGACGGTATCACCCAGAAGCAGCTTGAGAACTTCATCGAGAGCCGTGCTGACGTGGTGCTGCGTAACTTCGGGATGGCTCCTCTCTACAACGTAGAGTACAACCCCATTGGCGAGTGGTTCTATCGGGGGATCAACGGGTACATGGCTAATGACTTCTTCACCGGAATGGGTCGAGAGTACACCCGCTCATGGGATGCAAGCAGCTTTAAGTGGGAGGCACAAGAACAAGAATGAGCGGGCACTACGACGCAACCAAACAAGAGAAGAAGAAGATGCAAGGGCTGGGTCTTGTCCCTGAGTGGATGAGTACTCCCGGCTACCAGTTGTTCAAGTCGAAGTATCTTCACCACAAAGACAACTTCTACGGCCAAGCTCGTCTGATCGCACAGACTCTTGCCAAGCACAGCCCTGACTACCAATACTACGCGGAGGAGTTCTTCCAGCTTATTTGGAAGGGATGGTTGTCTTGCTCCACTCCTGTGCTAGCTAACACGGGAACTGATCGTGGTCTTCCGGTTTCGTGCTCAGGTCAGTATGTGCCTGACTCTATCGAAGGGTTCTATGAGTCCCGCAAGGAAGCTGCCATCCTGACCAAGCACGGGTTCGGTACGTCAGGCTACCTTGGCGATATCCGTCCACGAGGCGCTCCAATCTCCGTAGGAGGCAAGGCAAGCGGAACCCTACCCGAGATCAAGGGTTTCGTGCAAGTCTCCCGTGATGTCTCTCAGGGCGGTGTACGTCGAGGTTCGTTTGCCTCGTACCTCCCGATGGACCACGGCGACTTCTGGGAAGTGGTGCATCACCTTGAGAGCAACCCCGATGACTTGAATCTCGGGTGGAACATCTCGGATAGTTTCCTCAAGAGGCTCCGCTCTGGTGAGCCCGAAGCAGTCTCCCGTTATCAGGAAGCCTTGAAGGTCAAGATGATTACGGGCAAGGGATACTTCTTCTTTCCTGACAAGGCAAACCGACGACTACCTGAACCCTACAAGAAGTTTCACAAGAAGGTCCACGCATCTAACCTTTGCTCTGAGATCATTCTTCCGAGTGATGAGCAACACACGTTTACGTGTGTCCTTAGCTCAATGAACCTGAGCCGGTGGGATGAGTGGAAGGACACCAACGCAGTCCAGATTGCTACGGTGTTCCTTGATTGTGTGGCGTCTGAGTTCATCGCTAAGGCTAAGAACATCACGGGTCTTGACCGGGCTGTGGCCTTCACGGAGAAGGCTCGTGCCCTTGGCTTGGGTGCTTGTGGGTTCCATACGTATCTCCAGATGAAAGGCGTTCCATTCGAGAGTCTTGACGCGATGTACCTTAACCACGACTTCTTCTCGCACATAAAGCAAGAGTCAGACAAGGCTACGCGGTACTTGGCCGAAGAGCTTGGTGAGCCAGAGTGGTGTAAAGGGTTTGGTGTTCGTAACGCTTCGCTTCGTGCAGTAGCTCCTACCAAAAGCACTGCTCTTATCATGGGGGGTATCTCGGAAGGTATAAACCCAGACCCGGCCATGATCTACAATCAGGCTACGGCAGCAGGAGAGGTTGACCGGATCAACCCAGTGCTGTACGAGATGATGAAGGAGCGCGGTGTCTACAACAAACGGGAGATCAACAAGGTCATTGATGACTTCGGTTCGGTGAAGGGTGTTGACTGGTTGAGTGATTCCGAGAAGGAAGTGTTCAAGACTGCCTTTGAGATTGGGCAGGGTAGTGTGGTACGTCTGGCCTCCAGCCGTGCTCGTTATCTTGACCAGTGGCAAAGTGTCAACCTGTTCTTTGCAGGCAACGCACCTCCAGAGTACATCTCGCAAGTTCACCAGATGGCTTTCGAGGATGAGAACATGTTGGCGCTGTACTACGTGTATTCATCTTCAGGCGTGGGTGCCTCGAAGGACGAGTGTGTTGCGTGCATGTAAGGTGCTTGACACACCCCTGTTAACTGAGTAAAGTTGTTTCCGAAGCACCAAGGATCAACAGCCGTTCCCCTTGCGGACATATGTGTCGTGGGACTCGCTTCGGTTGCCTTGGTAAACGGGTGGGAACGTTAGGACCGCTGGGCGATCCCGGTGGATGCGCACCTAGCTAGTACCGCCCCGCTTCACCTATCGGGTCTGGGCTGGCATACCCCAAGGATTACCCGTCCGAGCAATCCCTCACCAAGAGCGAGGGTTGTGTCTAGGGGCCGAACGTATGCCACATCTGTTTTTATCCCCTACCGGGGATATTCTCAACATACACCCTGTAAGGGATGCGTGATATGGAGAAGCCCGAGCTACCTGTTGCAAGAGAGCTACACGGCACGATTGTAACTCCGCACCCCAGCCACCTTCGTATTTATGACGGTTTGGATAGGATGGCAGTTTGCAGTGTTGAAGAGGCCGAGATGCTTGTGTTTGCGCTCTCCGAATGGATCGAGTACAAGCGCCAGCTTGAGTTGTGGGAACGAGATCGGGAGAACAAGGAATGAAAAGCGCCGGCTATTACTGTGACAAGCGCGAGCAATGGGTCTATGATTACGACTCTTTTGAAGAGGAGTTTTGGGCGACTCAGGATAAGACGCCAGTAGCAATGCTGTCTGTGACAGCGGAAGAACTCTATGATCTCTTCAAGAAGCGTCTTAAAGAGGAACGGGAGCACACCCTATGAGTGCCTTGGCAATCAGCTACACCCTTGACCACGAACTAACGATGAGTTGGGAACAATACATGGAGTGGTATCTCCACTCCGGAGGAGATGTGTGGTATTATGAGTGCTAGCCTTCTACTTCTTTCGGTAGTGATGTCTTACATCGTCACCACCAAGGGTGACATCCGGGTTACTACCCCTAACGGAACAACTATCACCATCCCCGAGGGATCAACATTCCGAATCAACCGACACGAAACTCGGTTCGATTCTCGGACGGTGGTGTTGGACAACGCACGTATATTTGGAGATGGGTTTGAGTAGTCTTAAAGAGTTTTGTTTCTCGCTGTGGGATCAGCACAAACCGAAGACGTATCGGCAAGCTCGTAATCACATCGCATCCTCAATCGAGGAAGACCCGCTTACTGATCCAACTGTTGCTTCCCCCACCCTTATGGTTTACTTCACCCACTGGCGGAAGAAAGAGGGTCTGAGTAAGCCTCGTCCGCATCGTAGGAACAGGAAGCAACAAGATGAGTAGCATCGTCCCCGCTTATGTGGAGAGTAAGACGGCTCATCTCCTGCCTCTGATCGACGCTGACAGTCTTGTGTATCGTGCGGGTTTTTCCGGAGTAGAGCGAGACGAAGAAGGCAAGCCACAGCACACCCCGCTAGCGCACAGTCTCTCCAATTTGCGAACGATCATGGATAGTCTCCTTGACAAGTTCCCACGTAGAGAAGGCGAGCATGTCTTTCTTACCCCCAGCGGGGGGTTTCGTTACAAGGTAGCGAAAATCAGGCCGTATAAAGGTACACGCACATCACACAAACCCGAACATTTCACAGCTATGCGTGAGTACCTACAAAAGAAGTACGGTGCCATCGTTGTAGACGAAGACCTGCCTGAAGACCAGCGCCGGGAGGCGGATGACTTCTGCGGAATGTACCAGTGGGCGAAGCCCGATAAGTCTACATGTGTGGTCAGCGGTGACAAGGATTTGAAGCAAATCCCCGGTTGGTTATACAACCCGCAGAAGGATACGTTTGAGATGCGTACCCTTCGAGATGCTGACTTGTTCTTCTGGTATCAGATGTGTGTGGGCGATTCTGTTGACAATGTAGCGGGTCTGAAGGGCATGGGTCCGAAGAAGACCGAAGGGTTGCTTGAGTCATGTAGTCGTAAGCCAGTGCGTGTAATGAAGGCAGTGGCTGCGTTGTATAAGAAAGAGTTCTCCGGTCGATGGAAGGATGCGTTGGATGAGAATGCTCAGCTCCTCTTTATCCATCGACAGGAAGGCAAAGACTGGAAGGAATACTTTGGAGGAGTACACGACCTATGAGCGCATGTCGTGATCCGTTTGAAGATGCCGAAGAGAACATCCGGCAAGGAATGAGCTGGGGTGCAGCCTACACCGTTGTGCTTGAGAAGTGGATCGGAGAGGCTGCTATCAATCTCATCGAGAAACGGTTTGATGAAATCTGGAATGAAGTTAAAGGACACAGCACTAGTGACACTTAACCTAGAAATCAAAAAGCTACACCCCGAAGCAAACCTCCCCACCAAAGCTAACCCAGCGGATGCTGGGCTGGACTTGTACTGTTTCCCCAAGAACGGCTCTCCGTATGCGGAGATTGCTCCGGGTAAATCTGCTCTAGTTGGGACTGGTATCTCAGTCTCTATCCCAGAGGGGTACTTCGGATACATCCGTAGCCGCTCTGGGCTGGCATCTAAGAACCACCTGGAGGTGGGTGCTGGGGTGGTAGACGGCGGGTATACGGGCGAGGTCTGCGTGCTTCTCAGGAACCACGGTGATCGTATTCAGTACCTAGTGGCCGGTGATCGCATCGCCCAGCTACTCATCCTCCCGGTTCCAAAGGTTAATGTGGTGGAGGTTAAGGAGTTCACCACGGTAGTGGGTGAGCGGGGTGATGGTGGTTGGGGGAGCAGTGGAAAGTAAAAAGAGAAAAAGAAAAGATACTCGGTATCTTGACATAGGTTCTCGCAAGCGGGCTGTTTCAAGATACTGTATGATGAAGCACCGGACCAAGCACACAGACACGAGCAGAAATAAGTCGTATGCCGGTATTTCTGTGGATGTGTCGCTTGAAGATTTTGTCGAGTGGTTTATGCCAAAAGACTTCGCTGGTTGCTCCGTTGACAGAGTTGACAAAACAAAAGGCTATTCTCTGGACAACATGCAGGTTGTGCCTTTGTGGTTTAATATAGCGAAGGACAAGGTCAAGGCTGTTGATGGCAAAACAGAGTGCTACGTTTGTAAGATCACCAAGCCATTGCCAGAATTCGTGCAAAGCAGAAACAGGAAACTGACAGGATACAGCAACATATGTTTGGAGTGCGAGCGAACACGTGACCGCAGCCGGTCTAAAAGGAGTTCCGGAAAATGATCGACATCGATCCCCGATTTGAACAACAGTTCCAAGAGATGACCGAAGCTGATCGAGCGGTTATTCTTCAGTGTGGCCGTCTGTACGCCTACAAAATCCTCACCCCTATCGGGATGGTAAAGCGAGACTACTTGAGTCCTGACGAGTACCTTAACCTAGCAGCTATTCACGACCGCTTTGGACTTAACATCCCGAATGTAGTTCTCCAAGCAGCTACGACTTATGCCCTTGCTGAGTTGATTTCGGTGGGGTTGGCTCAGCCAGAGGCAATTGTCAACGTGGAAAGGTTCTTCCAAGATTTGATTAAAGCGGAAGGGGGTTGAGATGAGTGTTGTTGCTAAGGGTCCGCCGTACTTCACGCCGGCTTGGGAAGCTGTTGAACCATTGGTGTACACACCGCCTATCCCTGAGCTAGAGGAACGACACAACGACGCTCTTGCTTCTCTCCTCAAGGAGAAGGCCCCTTGGGAAAAGAGTCATCAGGTCGGAGGCACCCACTACTCCGAACTATCCATCCAACCTTGGGATGCCATGCGAGCGTGGATGAGTCCCGCCGAGTATATCGGTTACCATGTGGGTACAATCATCGGCTACCTCTCCCGCCACAAGGCTAAGGGCGGTGAGCAGGACTTGCAGAAGGCTGGTCATCACATGGACGAGCTGCGACGTTACCTTAAAGAAGATGAGGAGTATCCGTTCTAATGAAGCGCAACAAGGACGTAACCGACGATGACAAGTTCTCGATTGCCGTAGAGAAGTTCAATCGAGCTAAGCGTCGTAGTATCCAAGACAAGACCAAGGGTAACAAGCGAGCCGAGGCTAAGATAACCGAGCTAACCGATGAGGTGGGTCGTCTTAGCCAACGGTTGAAGATGGCTACAACGCTATTGCGTTGGTTGGTGAAGCACATGCCGGAGAGTATTCGTACGGAGTACGAGGTGTATCGTATGGCTATCAATGCTGGGGAGATTGATGACATTCATCCTTAAGAAGAGGAAGCGCATCCAAGACCCCGAAGCCAAGCGACCCAAGAAGCTCCGCTCTGGGTTTGAAGCCAAGGTCAAGAAGTCCCTTGAAGCCCGTGGTGTGGAGTTTGAGTACGAGTCGGAACGACTACCGTACATCATCCCCGAGTCCAAGCACAACTACACACCGGACTTCATCCTCGTAACCGAGAAGGGAACCAAGGTGTATGTGGAAAGTAAGGGAAATTTCACCGCAGCGGATCGTAAAAAGATGAAGTTAGTTGTTGAGCAGAATCCGGGGTTGGATATACGCATGTTGTTTCAAAGGGATAATAAGTTGCAGCGCAACTCTAAGACTAAGTATTCCGACTGGTGCCGAAAGAACGGTATTGATTTTGCGGTGTCTCCAACAGGACATGTTCCAGAAGGGTGGTTGAATGGGTGAGGTTGTCTGGAAACCGGTGGCGGGGTACGAGGGCAGATACGAGGTGTCTGACACCGGGTTGGTGAGAAGTCTCCAGTTCAAGGGCAAGCCTCGTTCACCACCTAGGGTGCTGGCTGCTCATCCCACGGACCAAGGCTATCGCACGGTTGCGCTCTCGGAGGATGGGTCTAATAAGACCAGCTATGTTCATCGTCTTGTGCTTGAAGCCTTCGTCGGCCCTTGTCCTTCTGGACAAGAGGCTTGTCATAACAACGGAGTCAAGGTCGACAACAACTTAGCGAACCTGAGATGGGACACAAAGCGCGCTAACCAAGGTGATAGGGTACGCCACGGAACTGCTTGCAAGGGAGTGCGCCATCCATTAGCTAAACTGTCCGAGGACGATGTCAGGGAGATAAGAGAGTTTCTTGCTCTTGGTGCAAGACCGCCAGACATTGCTAAGCTGTATGGCGTCACGGCTACGCCGATCAAAAGTATAAAGTACAACAAAGCATGGAAGACTGTAAATGACTGACGTAACCTTCAAAACAATCTCGGAATGTCGCCTTGAGCTTGTGGCTCATACAACCATGAGCGCAGAGTTTATTGCATCCTCTGTCCACGTTGCCGATGCTAATCTTCTCCCCGTCTCTGCAGCACGAGCATCGTTCGGAAAAGAGGACAAGACTGGAGAAGATGAGAAGGCTGACATCAAGCTGATGAAGTACCTAGCGGATCATCAGCACATGACTCCGTTTGAGTACAACCACGCCACGTTCCTCATCGAGTGTCCGTTGTTCATCCGCTCCCAGATCATGCGTCACCGAACGTTTACGTTCAATGAGATCAGCCGGCGTTACACCTCCGAGGATATCGCCTTCTGGAAACCAGACAAGTGGCGTAAGCAATCCAAGAGTAACAAGCAGGCGAGTACGGATGAGGAGTTCGTGGGCTACGTCTTCCATGAATTCGGAAAGGACGGTGTCCCGTTAAAGTTTCAGTACGGGGTTGACACCACAGCCGGTGCTGCTTACAAGCAATCTTTGAAGGAGAGTTTGGAGGTGTACGAGGCGCTGATCTTCGCTGGAATCTGCCGCGAACAAGCCCGAGCTGTCCTCCCCCAATCCCTTCTCACCCGCTTCTACGCCGGAGCTAACCTTCGCAACTGGGTCCACTTCCTACGCCTTCGGCTCGATTCCCACGCCCAATACGAGGTCCGTGTGGTAGCCGAGCGTATTGCCCAAAAGCTGCGTGAGTTGTGGCCTGTCCCTATGAGTGTTCTACTTCCCGAGGAAACCCCCGCCGATGCTTCTTGATCTAGTTCAATTCGCCATTGCCTTCTGGCTGTGTGTAGCCACAGTACTTTACCTGACCAACCGGGAGGACTACTCCTTCGGTCATCTTC